GTAAATTTACTTTATTAGTACAAGGTGGATTTGACGGATGGGATATCTATAGAGAGTGGAGAACTAATGACGACAGATTCCAAATTGGTAGATCAGGATTCTTGAATGGCGCATGTCCATCAACTAGATATCCAAACGCAGTTGGTTGGGGAGCTTTTAAAGAAATTTCTACAGGTGATGGAACTCAAGATTTTGCTAACACTGACTACTACGCTTACTTATTAGGTCAACAAACATTTGCAAACCCTGAAGCAACAAACATTAATGTATTTGTAACTCCGGGTATTGACTATGTAAATAACAGTAACTTAGTTGAAGACGCAGTTCAGATGATTGAATTCAACAGAGCTGACTCACTTTATGTGTGTACAACTCCTGACATCGATCTATTTGTTCCTACAACTACAGGAGGTGACTTCTTTATTTACCCTACTGAAGCGGTTAATAACTTAGAGGATACAGGAATTGATTCCAACTACACGGCTACTTACTACCCATGGGTATTGACAAGAGATAGTGTAAACAACACTCAAATCTATATCCCACCAACAGCTGAGGTAACAAGAAACTTAGCGTTGACAGATAACATCGCGTTCCCTTGGTTCGCAGCGGCGGGTTACACTCGTGGTATTGTTAACTGTATCAAGGCTCGTAAGAAGTTGACACAAGAAGATAGAGATATTCTTTATGTAGGTAGAATCAATCCAATCGCAACCTTCTCTGATGTAGGTACAGTAATTTGGGGTAACAAAACTCTACAAGTAAGAGAATCGGCTCTTGATAGAATCAATGTAAGAAGATTGTTATTACAAGCTCGTAAATTAATCTCCGCCGTTTCTGTAAGATTATTGTTCGAACAAAACGACGCACAAGTAAGACAAGACTTCTTAAACGCTGTCAACCCAATCTTAGACTCAATAAGAAGAGACCGTGGTTTATATGACTTCCGAGTAACAGTTTCATCAAGTCCTGAGGATATCGATAGAAACCAAATGACAGGTAAGATCTATATTAAACCAACAAGATCTCTTGAATTTATCGACATTACATTCTACATCACTCCAACAGGAGCTTCGTTTGAGAATATATAATTTAGATAATAACACTATAAAGGGGGACAATAGTTCCCCTTTTTTATTTATAAGATATTTATTAATATGAATCACAAAAAAATAGTTAAGGAAATCATTTCAGAAATGATTCAAGAAAATATGAAACCAACAATGAAGTATTATGCTTTTGATTGGGATGATAATCTTATGTATATGCCAACTAAAATTTATTTAAAAGATGAAGACGGAGAAAGTGTTGGGATGTCAACAGAAGATTTTGCAGAGTATAGAACTGAAGTAGGTAAAGAACCTTTCGAATATGAGGGACATACTATTGTTGGTTTTGATGACGACGCCTTTAGGGACTTTAAAGTTACTGGTGATAACAATTTTTTAGTAGACGCTATGAAAGCACCAACAGGGCCTGCTTGGGACGATTTTGTTGAGGCGGTTAATAATGGGTCGATTTTTGCGATAGTTACCGCAAGAGGACACACACCAAGTGTTCTAAAAAACGCTGTTTATAACCTTATTAAGAAAAATAAACACGGTTTAAATAAAGACGAATTGGTAAAAAACTTAAGAAAGTATAGAGATATTGCCGATGAGGAAGATATGACCGACGACCAACTAATAAAAACTTATTTAGAAATGTGTAAGTGGCATCCCGTAACTTTTGGAGAGGGTTCTGCTGCGAATCCTGAAGAACTTAAAGTAAGTGCTATGAAACAGTTTATAGAGTATGTTAGAAACTTATCAAATAGACTACAAGAAAAAGCATTTATGAAAAATAAGATAAGTAATTACTTTACACCATTTATTGGTTTTTCAGATGACGACTTAAAAAATGTTCAAACAATGAAAAAACATTTTGATGATGAAAGTGGATTAGATATTTATCATACTGGAGGAGGAAAGAAAACTAAATTCTAGTTATAAACTGGTCTAGTTAAGATATAATTTGAAAAATAATTGAAGTAAATAGAAAAATTTTTATTTCATAGTATTTATAATAAAAATAAAACAAAATTAAAAAATAAGATATGGCTGATTTGTTAATGAAAATGCCGATCCCTTACGAACCGAAAAGGGAGAACCGATGGATCTTAAGATTTCCATCATCACTTGGTATTAATGAGTGGTATGTTGAGACAACCTCAAGACCAAAACTTACTATCAACTCAACAGAGATTCAGTTCTTGAACACTTCAACATATGTTGCAGGTCGATTTACTTGGGGTGAACTTCCAGTTACATTCCGTGATCCAATCGGACCTTCAGCTTCACAAGCCGTAATGGAATGGATTCGTTTATGTGCAGAGTCTGTTACAGGTCGTATGGGTTATGCTGCAGGTTACAAAAAGAATGTTGACCTTGAGATGTTAGACCCAACAGGAGTTGTTGTAGAAAAATGGATTTTAGAAGGTACTTACTTAACTGGTTATGATGGAGGATCTTTATCATATGCAACTGACGGTATTGCTAAGATTTCTGCAAACATGAGAATGGACCGTTGTATTTTGGTTTACTAAAAAAAAATAAAACATATTATAAGACCTATTTACTTTACTAGTGATAGGTCTTTTTTATTTTTATAACAAAACTATTTTATATTATGGAACAAGATGTTTATCAAGCAGGACAGGCAGATTTTAATTTACCTCACGATGTAATTCAATTACCTAGTCAAGGTATATTTTACAAGTCAAAAAAGAAATCAATAAAAGTAGGTTACTTAACTGCGGTTGATGAAAATATCATAGCAAATGCCGACTCAAGAAAAAGTGTACAAGAAAGTATTATTGTACCATTACTTCGAAGTAAGATTTATGAAAGGGACATAAGACCGGAAGAGATGATCGATGGTGATATTGAGGCTGTTTTGATTTTTTTACGAAACACTTCATTCGGACCTGAATATACAATGAGTGCTATTGATCCTGCAACGGACGAAAGATTCAAAACAACAATACTTTTGGATGAGCTAAACTATAAAAAAACACAAGTACAACCTGATGAAGATGGGTATTTCACTACTAAACTTCCTGTCTCAGGTAAAAATATAAGATTGAAGGTTTTAAGTTTAAGAGACAAGTTGGAGATTGATCAATTGATAGAAAGTTACCCATCAGAAAGAACCGCACCAGTAGTTACAACAAGACTAAATAAACATATAGTCGAAATTGATGGTGATCAAGATAGAAACAAAATCTCAACATTCATAGAAAAAATGCCAATTGGAGATTCTAAATTTATTAGAAGATTTATGTTGGACAATGAACCACGATTAGACCTAAAAAAAGAAGTAACAGCCCCGTCAGGAGAAAAAGTAATGATTGATATTACTTTTGGGGTGGAATTTTTTCGGCCTTTCTTATCAATATAAGTCAATAATTTTAGACGAATTTTATTATTTCTCGAGAATTTTCAGAACTCAATATTCTGAGTTCATGTCAATGCCTACATATGTTAGAAAATATTTAATGGACAAGTATGTGGAGGATTCCAAAAAGAATAAATAAAATATTTATTTATAAAACATCGAATGCCAGGATTAGACGACTTAGATAATTTAACAGGGAAGGAACTCATAAAACTTGTTAAGGAACAAGGCGCGGAAATTGAAGACTTGAAAAAAGAAGTCAATAGAAAGCAAACTCAATCAACAACGAAAGAAAGAGTTGAGGGTGAGATAAGACCTTTTGCATTGAATCCGATGACTCAAATGGACAACCTTATAAAAGGATTTAAAGAGGGTGCTGGTGCCTTTTACGATGGAATTAACATTTTTAACGACGAAATTTTTACTCAACTTGATGAATATGCAACAAGTATACAGTCAAGTTTTGGATTATCAAAGGCGAGAATCGGTGAGTTTAGAGCAACTATTGCAGAAACAATACCCGAACTTATAAAATTTGGTATGACCGAACAAGACGCAATTGATACTATGACTAATGCTATGGAGGGATTGGGAACTGCGGCAAGTTTAACATCTGAAACAATAGTCGAATTAGCGGCAACTAACAAAGTTACAGGAGTCTCCACCAAGGAGTTAGTTGAAAACTTCAGAGAAGTTGGTACATCTATTAAAAGTGTTGGTGACGAAATGAATTCAGTTACCGATTATGCGAGAAGTGTTGGGGTTTCAGTTAAAGGTGTTTCTGAAAAAGTTTCCGATAACCTAAAACAAATGAACCTATTCAATTTTGAAAATGGAGTCCAAGGGTTAGCTAAAATGGCAGCACAATCAGAAAGATTGGGGGTATCGATGGGAGACACTTTTGTTTTGGCTGAAAAACTTATGTCACCTGAAAAGGCTATTGAAATGTCTGCCGGACTACAAAGATTGGGTGTCACATCAGGTGCATTACTTGACCCATTAAGGGCTATGGATTTAGCACAAAATGACCCTGAACAACTTCAAAAAGAAATGGTAAACCTTAGTAAGGAGTTTACCACATTTAATGAGAAGACAGGAAAAATGGAAATTTTACCTGGTG